AACTGAATTGTATATTTAAATAATTTATTTCTGGATTCGTTGTTGTTATGTTGAAATGCTGTATTGGTTACAATTATAGGTATAAAGCAATTTCCTCTTTGTACATATACTGAAGGAGATTCTAATAATTGTTCTAACCAGTTACTAGTTTTCTTATCTATGTACTCTGTATCTACTTCAAACCTGTCTTTTGTAGAGGTAAAATAATCCTTCTGTCCCCTATTGTTTACATTGTAAGGACTACTTATGTTAGAGTAATCTACTTGTGAGAGAGTAACGCTTTGTCTTGTGATGTCACTCTGTCTTTTAACAGGATTATAAACATTATAGTAATCCCAAAAGCCGTACCTGTTAATAAATGCAAATCTAACGTAATCGTCTGTACATTGTTTGAGAGGATCTTTAGTTCCATTTAAACTTGGACCAATGCCCTTAGCAGGTACTCCATCCCATAAATCATTTATATACATTTGGAATCCTCCCGGATCATTTGAACTAAATATTAAATTTATATTTCCGTTGTCTATAGCTGTTTTCCAAGATGGTAAGTAATCAGCCATATTCTGAGGACCTACTCCTAATGTGGTAAATTTAGCATCTGTAGAAGGAAATGTAAGAGCAGCTGTAACTACTGCAGAACCTATAACTCCATTTTGAACGTTATAACCAGTTAATCTAATATATCCCGGTGTACTAAAATTATCTTGAAATGCAGTAACAGTCATATAGTCTTTTGAATTGACTAAGTATGCATACTGTGTATTTGCACTAGCATCTGTTGTTTGTGCTGCTGGTGCATTAGTTAAATAAGGATTACCATCTCCTGAAAAGCTACTTGTATTAAAGTTATAACTTACTCCGTTGTTCTGATCTACTACTGCTGGAAATACTTCTATGGTAGTACTAGTTGAATTAGGGTAAATTGTAATTGAAGAAGATGGTGAAGTACCATATTGTTCTCCAAACTGCAATTCAAATGTCTTAACTGAATTGATAGGTAGCACACTTCCGGAGATTGTCCAGAAATCATCCTGTTGTAATACTCCTTGGAATATTCTAGAAGGTTCAAATACTGCCACTCCTGCTGGATTCTTAGTCTGTGTTATCCTAGTTATTCTATCAGTAGAACCAGACTCATAAACATCCATCACATACTGATATTGTGGATTAGATGTAGCACTACTAGATACTACATAAGGTAGTCTTGTGTATGCTGCATTAGGTGTGGTTGGTTGTTGTGTTATTACTACTGCCATTCTATCTTGATTGCGGTTGGTTAGCGTATTTAAATTCTATGTTGTATTGGAAAAGTTTCTGTCTGTATTGATTCATATTCCAATCTAATGTAGTNTTGGTAATATTAATGGGTACAAAATTTCCATTCTCTTGTATGAATACTTCCGGAGATTCAAATAATTCTGTTAACCATTTGGAAGTAGTTTCTTGTATATAGTCTGTTGTAATAGTGTACTTATTGGTGTAGTCTGTTCTATATTGTGTACCTCCTCTATTAGAGATATTGTAACTAGACGTTTCTTCACCGTACCTAACAAATGATCTCTCGTATATAGATCTAACTACTCCATCTTCTCTTCTCAATGGATTAAAGACATTATAATAATCCCAAAAACCGTATTCGTTTATAAAAGCAAATCTAGTATATTCATCTGTATTACAGTTTGGTACAGGTAAAGGGCTTCTTCCTGCAAGCCAATAATTAAAAATCGGGAAGCCTAACTCATTAATTGCCACACGGTATATTGTTGGATCATCAAAATATGCCTCTGTTGCTGGATCTAAATCAATTAAGTTTTGAGGTCCTATTCCAAAGGTAGTAAAATTCTTTCCTGTGGATGTTAACTCTTTAGAGTATATAAAATTATTATTTATATCAAACCATATTGCTGATATCCTTGTATCAGGTTTTAATATTGTTATTGTTTGGTAATCAGTTTTATTTAAAACTATAACATCAGCAGCTATTTCTCGATAAAGCGGTGCTACTGAATAAAGTGCTTGTGGTATATTAGATAGTATATTTGAATTAGCTACAATAGAGGCTGTATTAAAATTATAAGATCCATTATTGCTATATACTGTTCCTGGAAATACTTGTAAGTTATATGGTACTGTACCTGGATATATTGTTCTAGGGTTATTTAAAGTATCTGAATATTCTTCACCAAACTTGAAAGTAAATGTTTTAACTGAATCAACTGGTACTGCACTATTTTGTGTTTTCCAATTTNGATCATACTCCAATCTATCATTTAATTCTCTTGCTANATCTATAGTAACATCTCCAGTTGTATTAGGATATGCCTTTATTGTAGTTAAATAATCATTACTTCCGGACTCATATACATCTACTACATATCTAAATTGTGGTTTAGTTGTAGCATTAGAGCCAGAAAGTACATACAATAAATTTGCAAATGTTGCGTTGGGTGTGGTTGGTTGTTGAACTACTTCTACTGCCATTATCCTTTAATTTTTATATCTTGTAATTGTCCTTGTATTGACAATTGGATTGTGTCTACTGATGCTTTGCTTAACAACTCCATTCCTTGGGTCTGTAATACAGTATCTAAAGATGGTTGAATAAATGGTTGAGGTCTAAATCCATGTTCGGCTATACTTATTCTAACCGGAAGAGGTAAACCAGATTGCTTTGAAATAATAGGACTCTTAAATTGTCCCATTGGTAGAAATGATTTACTAGAAGGAGCAAAAGAAGACTTAGTTCCTTTCATACCACTATCTACATAATTTCCATATGTTAGCATACTACGTTGTAACTCGTGTACACCTGGTTGTTCTATTACCTTATAGTTAATACTATTCTTTAAGGCACCTGTTTTATTAGGTACCATATTCTGCATTGAGGTCTTAAAAAGATCTCCTAGTCTAACTAAAGCCTCTGTAATAGTCATTTATTATAATTTAGGGTAGTTGCAATAATCTTCAACCCATGGTGTAGTTACATTTACGGTAGCCATCCATCCGAATAGTCTATCCTGGAATGCTTCATTTACCGGTATAGCAGTTGCCATATCTACCTGATAGGTTTGTTGTCTTACTGCAGGTCCAAAATTAAACCAAGATAGTAAGTCATATATATACAATTCTGTATTAGATATTACCTGTGTGTTAGGTTGTGATTTTACCTTAGGTTGATCCAGTGAATATAATTCAAAAGAAAGAGTTCTTACTCTATTGGCTTGTACAGTAGATAATGGTCTAAGGAATACAAATGGATACAATCTGTTTACTGCAGAAGCATCTAAATAATCTATAGTACCAGAATCAAATGATGCAATAGCCAAATGCTCATTACATGCTGTCTGAAATTGATTTACAATTTGTTCGTAAGTTATGTTTTTAGTTAATCCCATCTACTACTGATTTATGTATACCTAATAATGAAGCTATACGATTGTTATCAAATCCTTTATCTCTAAAGGCTTTTACTTTACCTATGATAGGATCTTCTTGTTCAACTATATCTGTGTATAAGACTAAATCTTCTACTGGTAGAGACGATGTTGATTCTTCTATGGTTATTTTATTTTTCTTTGTCATAATTATCTTCTGCTACTCTGCATAGCTTCTTTTTGTGCCTTAGCCATTTCTCTATTATAATCTGCGTCAATTTCTAAATAATTACACGCTAGTATAAAGTTGACATCCGTTATAGAGGTGTCCCCTGTAATTGATAATATATTGGTTTTAGAGAGGTTGTAAATAGTCCCGAACCAGCCCCAGTGTTGTCCAAAAGATTTCCCAGTATTTCTCTGGCTTGTTTCTCCACTTCCGTCCTGGTCATCCGTCCCTCCGAATACGCTATATTGTTTAAGTATAGAACTGCGGTTGACAAAAAAAAACTCAAAGCACCTAAAAATATATGTGATGGGAATTCTCTAAATTTCTCTTCTCTTTCTTTTCTTTTACTAGAGTCATATTTCTCTACTTCATACCAATCGAATACATTTGCTACTGAATTGTTAAGCATTCGTATACCCTGTTTAACTGTAAAGGATAATGAATCAAATCTATGCTTAGTTATTGGTCTATAAAAGGTAGCTGCTATCTTATGCATATTCTCTTCTAGGTTAGTGGCAAGACTTTCTAAGTCAATATACTCTCCCAATGATGATTGCTTGATGTGTGCATACCCGTACAATTGTCCATCCCATTCTATTATTGAATGGAACTCTTCATTGTGGTCGGCTATGTTAGCATATATATTGGCAATCTTAGCAATTGATTCCATATCCCAGGTCACTACTTCTCCCATAGGCCTACCTGTCATTGTAGCAACAGCATGTGCCATTCTTCCGGCTTTTGAATCACCTTTATAGGCATTCATCTTAGCATATTGATCTATGGTTAAAAAATCCGGAACTTCAAATGTTAATTTTTGTATTTTCATCTTTAATAAATAGCTTGGTAGATCTTGAAAGTGTCTACCCGAAATTTGGTTTAATTGTTCTTATTGTAATTGGCTTACGATCCATGAATTTAACTCTACTGTAATTGGCCATTAATAAGCTATCTACATAATCATCATGTGCTCCATTACTATGACCGAATGATAATTTTCCTGTAGTACTTAGCTTATAGGTAAATGTACCGAACTCTGAATGTAACTCCGGACATAATTCCATTGTAGGTAACTCTACTGTGGTTGTTTCTATATCATGAATTAATTTCCTTACCATCTCTATCTTATTGTCTTGGGTTGTATTAAACTCTTTTACCCTTTTAAATTTAGGTCCTATTAAGTCATACATTCCTCTTCCCACTCCATTGGTCTCTATATATCCTCCTACTATGTTGAAGTCATTCATTACCGAAATAAACCTATTGGCTATAATGGTCATGTTCTCATTATTGGCAGCCTCTATCCATAATACTCTACCCATAGGAGACATAACTGTTAGTACTGACATATCATCTGAAAGACCTGTATCTATTCCTATAAAGGCATCTACTCTTTTTGATCTATCATACATCCCTACTACAGATACATTATCTATTCCAGAGAATACATCGTTTGAACTATCTACAAACTCTGCTTCAAACTCCTGTCTAAAGATGTCTTTTGGTAGACTAGTCCTAGCTGCTTGAATTAATTCTTGCTTTACATAGGGACATTCTGTTAAAGGGAACTTCATTGATACTACTCCATCTCTTAAGTACCATCCGTAAAAATGGTTCTTTCCTTTAGGAGTTGAAATCATAAGGCATTTAATACCTGATGGATTTAATGTAGGAAGTATAACTTGGTCAATTGTTCTTTCCTTAATAAAGGCTACCTCATCTATTACTAGATACTTAAACCTAAATC